GATGTTGTGGGGTGCTATTGACTGGGATAATAATATTTGGGTATATCGTGAGTTATATGCAAAACACTTGACAGCAGACGATTTAGCCGATAAAATATTAGAAGCAGAACAACTAGACCCTACTCCACATTATACAGTTCTTGACTCCTCTTGTTGGAATAAAACAGGATTTGGTCCTTCGATTGCAGAGACGATGATGAGAGCAGGTGTTCGTTGGACACCTTCAGATCGTAACAGGCTACAGGGCAAGATGGAAATCCACCGCCGTTTAGCCAACGATCCGTACACAAATGAACCTCGACTAAGAATTTTTTCAACCTGTCAACACATTGTAAAACAGTTGGCAGGTATTCCATTGTCTAAATCAAACAGTGAAGACGTAGACACAAAAGCAGAGGATCACGCATACGATGCGTTGCGTTACATGCTCATGACACGTACCAGCGGGTACACATCCATCCACAAACAATTAGGTGCAATTAAAAATCAAGTGCACCAAGTTCAAGATGAAGTATTTGGTTACTGATGGCTATTGACTCAGCAACATTTGCTAAAAAGGCACAAGAGGGAACTCTTACGGTTTCTGAAGCCGTATCATATGCTTTAACGCACGGACGAATTGATTCTGATAGTGCACGAAGTAGAATCAAGGCACTACGTTCTGGTTTTAAGAACATGGGTCTAGACTATGATATGCTGTATAAGGACCTTAAACTTCCTGAAAATTTAGGCCTTTTTAATCGTGAATTAAGTCCAGACAAGTCTAACCGATTTACTAATCTTCAAGCACTTGAGAGTGCACTTCAACCAGCAATGACGAAGTTTAACCTTCGTACTATTACTGAACCGTTTGAGGATGGTTTAGAACAACTTACATATCCTCTTCTTGCAGGTGATACAGGATATGCTAAACAAATAGGTCTTGGTGGCACACAGCGTACAGGTCTCGCACAAGAACGACCTATGGAAGGTGTTTTAAGTAAACAAGATTTAGATAGAATTTACGCATCTAATCTTTCTAAAATTGCAGACGATTATGGCCAGCCTGTTGCTGATCTTATGTTGTATCACAAATCTACTGCAACTCGACCAACACAACTTATTAATTTAAAGAAAAGTGATATTAGGATCACGGACACAGCGGTTAATATTAAAGGTAAAAAGCCTAACCCAAAAAATAAAAAAGATAAAAAGTTTCGTCCAGAATTAACGTTTGATATAAATACTCCTGAAGCAAAGGCTATAGTTAACAGTTATAATACGTCTACCACTGATTTAGTCTTTAACGTTACTGAGCAAGAATTAGATACGGCTTTTAACAAGTATATTTCTCCAGAACTGGAAAAATTTAGCGATGTCTTACCTCTAGCTGACACAAAGATAGAGGACGCAGAAGGCAACGTAACTATTGGACAAAAGCCCGTAACAACAAAGTCAGCTATTCGCGCCATTGTTCCTAAATATCTTATAGACGAATTTAACGTTCCTGCAGATATTGTACAAGGTGTAATGGGCCACAAGGACACTTCAATCCTAGCTACAAACTATACTGGGTCACGTCCTACAAAAGATATACCTCTGATTCTTAGTAACCCGTCTGAGTTTTCTATAACAGGATTCGGCGGTTCAGGGATGGCTGGGTTTAACATCTATTCGGCAATGACACCAGAACAACGGGCTGCATTAGGCGACAAAGAATTTAAACGTCTTATGGCAGCAGCCAACGTAGAAGAGGCAGAAAGATTAGCTGCTTTAGCTAAAATCGATCCCGCTGCAATTAAAAAGGGTATAGATATACAGACACAAATTGATATATATAAAACCAAAAAAGAAGCGGAAGTAAAACTTGCACGAGAACAAGCACGTACAGAGGTAAAGCAAAAGGCAAAAGCAGCAGAAGGTATGTCTTTCTTTGACAGTGTTATTAGTAGATATGGACCTTCTAAAAAAACTTTAAAATCTATTGCAGCCCTTCCGCTTGTAGGCGCACCTATAGCAGGTGTATTTGAGGCTAGAGAGGCTCGTTCAGGAGGCGCAGATATGCCTGAAGCACTGCTTGCAGGTGCAGGTGAAGCGTTGCTGCCAATTACTCCGTCTGATATTGAGACGGGCAAAGCGGCTGCTGGTTATGTTGGCAGTCAAATGCAAGAACTGATGGAAAGACCATCAGAAGCAAATCCACAAGGCTCAAGCCTCACAGATCAGATGCGTTCTATGTTGGGCCAAGGCGGTGGATTCAATTTTAACTAAATAGTGGGAGAGTACCATGCAGAACAACTACAACTACGGTGCAGCTTACATTATGTCATCTGACGAAACTTCTGTTGATGACCAAATGGGTGCTGATAAATTGTATCGTGAAGGTCTCGAGTTTGACACTCGGGCTAAAACTGATGTTCTAACGGAAGACATGCCAAAGAAACAAACAAAAACTGCTGTCGATCCGTCTGTCATGAAAATGGCAGAAGAACGCGATTACTAAGGATTACTAATGTCTGATAACTTTTTGGGACCTGCTGACGATACGGCTGTGCCTCTGGAAAATCCAGAAGAGCAACTTCCGGGTCTTGCTGCGTACGTTCAGTCTAGATTTGAAGATTCAGAGAATGGACGATACGCATATGAGCAGCGTTGGCTTCAAGCATATAAGAACTTTCGTGGCATCTACGATTCTACAACACAATACCGTGATTCTGAACGATCTAAGGTATTTATCAAGATCACTAAAACTAAAGTTCTTGCTGCATATGGGCAGATCGTTGACATTTTGTTTTCTAACAAAAAGTTTCCCTTAGTTATTCAGTCTACCCCTGTTCCAGAAGGCATTGCAGAATTTGCTCATCTACAAACACAAGCAGATGAGATTGTTCCTGATGCGTATGGATACAAAGGAGATGGTCGTGAATTACCACCGGGAGCAATAGAAGCGTCTCCACCTTTAGATTATTTAGGTGGATTAAAGGATCGTTATCAAAACGCTCCTATTAGACCCGGCCCATCTCTTGTTGGAGAGCCACAAATTTCTCCTGCACAAGAAACAGCTTTGAATATGGAAAAGCAAATTCATGATCAGTTGCTTGATACAAGTGCAGTAAATGTGTTTCGTAAAGCTATTTTCGAATCAGCTATGCTTGGCACAGGTGTTATAAAAGGTCCTTTTAATCACTACAAACGCATTCATAAGTGGGAAACTACACCCGAAGGTCGCACGTACGTGCCTTACGAAAAAGTAGTGCCTCGCATTGAATACGTATCTACTTGGGATTTTCATCCTGATCCCTCTGCGACATCAATCGAAGACTGTGAATACGTTATCCAACGTCACAGAATGAATAGATCACAATTTCGTGGTTTAATTTCTCAACCGTATTTTTACAAAGAAGCAATCGAAGAGTGTCTTGCAAAAGGTCCTAACTACGAAGATAAGTATTACGAAGATACTATTCGTGAAGATGAAACAGAACCTTACTACGCCAACAATCGCTACGAAGTATACGAATATTGGGGTACTTTAGATGCAAAGATGGCTAGAGAAGCTGGGCTAGAAGTATCAGATTCTCTTAGCGAGTTTGATCAAGTTCAAGTAAATGTTTGGACTTGTGGAACAATAGTTATTCGTTGTGTCTTAAATCCATTTACTCCAGCACGTTTACCCTATCATGTATTTCCTTACGAAATTAATCCGTATCAAATATGGGGTGTTGGTGTAGCTGAAAACATGGAAGATGCACAGTTGTTAATGAATGGTCATGTTCGTATGGCTATTGATAACCTTGCTCTTGCTGGTAATCTCGTGTTTGACGTGGATGAGGCTAGTCTTGTTCCCGGTCAAAACATGGACATCTTTCCGGGTAAAATTTTCCGTCGTCAATCTGGTGTTACTGGAACAGCAATTAATGGTCTTAAGTTTCCGAATACTGCTGGTGAAAACATTCAGATGTATCAAATTAGCCGTCAACTTGCAGACGAAGAAACAGGACTACCTTCGATTATGCACGGTCAAACGGGAGTTAGTGGTACAGGTCGAACAGCATCAGGACTTTCCATGCTGCTTGGTGGAGCCAGCTTGTCCCTTAAGACTGTTATAAAAAACATTGATGACCATTTGTTAAAACCTTTAGGTGAAGCATATTTTCAGTGGAACATGCAGTTTAACGAAGAGGCACCTGAAATTGAAGGTGACCTAGAAATTAAACCTAGAGGTGTAGCAGCAGTTATGCAGAAAGAAGTACGCAGTCAGCGTTTGACTGCATTACTTCAAACGGTAGCAAATCCAATGCTTGCTCCATTCATTAAAATTCCTAACCTGATGCGAGAGTTAGCTATTGCACAAGACATTGATCCTGACAGTCTTGTAAATGATGTTAATGAAGCACAAATTTTTGCAGAAATGTTGAAAGGATTAGCTAATGCTCAACAAGAAGCAAGCCAGCAAAATCAGTCCCCTAATAACGAACAAACAGGCATGGGACAGTCTGGAAATGTACCTGCAGGAGCAAATCCAGATGACGCTTCGGGCGTTGGTGGGGGCACAATCGGAACTGGAAGTGTTCCGACTGCAGGGGAAGATAACTTCACTGGAAACCCTCCGGGGATTGAAGAGTGATTACGACGCAGCGGTAAGGGCAAAAGATGTCTGAATTTTTAAATTCACTTATACGAGACTCAATAGGACAGGCGATGGGCTTTGAAGGAGGCTATAAAGCTGCTCCATATTTGTCCGCGCCAACCCCGAAGAGTCCTTCTCCATCTTCAGGCACTGGTGGTGGCCCACAACCTAGTTTTCCTCTTCCTACAGGTCGTAGTAGAGAGCAAACAAGACCTGACACAATGATGATGCCTAGTCAACAAGATTCAGGCGGTGATAGTGGTGTGTCATCGGGTTCTGGAATGTCTGTTTCAGCAGGAAGTCAAGAAGGTTTTACTATTGACACGATAGGCACATCGTCTCAAGAAGCTATTAATAGAGCGATGTCAATGTCTGGATATACAGGAAAAGCTATAGATAAAGTTTTTGGTATGGTGCCTAGTGTTAGCCCTGTAACAGGATTGGTAACTACCTCTGCTCCCAGCATGACAATGTTAGGTGCTGGACCCCTAGGTGCAGTGATGGGAGCAGTACAAGGACTTATGAGTAGAAAGCAGGAACAAGCAGCCATCGGTGCTGCACAAGGTAAGCCCGGGTATGGTCTTGTTTCTATAAATGGACAAACTGTTGCAGTCGTCAACGGTAATTTGTACGGCAATCTACCTGAAGGTGTGAGTTATGTAGAGGCAAAGAAACAAGTAAACGCATTTATGAGTGGTAAAGACTCAAGAAGAGAGCTTGCAGGAAAGTTCGGTATTAATGAAAGCATGTCAACAATAGACCTTGAAGGTAGATTTTCAGGCGATGGGAAAACTGGTCAGGACGGTGGTTATTCGGGAATTGGAGAAGGTCGAGACACTACGGGATTTGGCAGAGATCGTGAGGATCGTGAAAGAGGTTTTGGAGGAGGGTCTTCCCCGTTTGCAAAAGGTGGGCGGGTTCATATGGCCAACGGTGATCTTGCAATTCCTGTTGGTGAGGCTGGTTTTGTAGACGGTCCTCCAGAAAACTTTTCTAAGAAACAAACTGTAGCAGATAGTGAAAAAGGAAAAGTACAGAAAGACTCTTTTGTAATTAATGCTCCTGCTGTAGAGGTTGCAGGATCAGATGACATTCGCAAGATGATTTTAGAGGCTTACAACACTGCAAAAGAAAAAGGACTTGACATTGATAACATAGACCCTACACTATATGAAGAGAGTGTAGATGTAGCCTTATCAAAGGGTGAAGTTGTCATACCACCTGTCCTTGTTAAAATTATAGGACTAGATCGTCTTCGTAAAATTAATAATCGTGGTAAGAAAGAAGTAGATAATCGCCAATCTACCGCATGATTATTATTCTTTACTGGCTGCACCAGAATCCCCGTAAAACATATATTAAGAATTAGTCAGCTACCCACAAGTTTGTGGCCCTGACGTAACCGGAGCGGCTACCCACAGCCATGTGGCCCCGCAACATGAGGTAAAAAAAAATGGCAAAAAAAGTTCGTGGCCATCGTGCCAACAAACCGAATGATTCCTTTGGAACAATCAATAATCAAGGTCTCTACAAAGGCAACTATCGTAAAGACGTTTACGAGGATGAAGAAGAATCATCTGAGGAGCAAGTAGAGGTAGAAGCAAAAGATTCTGACTCAGAGAGTTTTGTCGAAACAAAACAAGAATCGCCAGAGCATGATTACAAAAAACGATATGATGATCTAAAGCGACACTACGACGACAAAATCAAGCAGTTTCAGCAAGAGAAAGAAGAGTGGCAAACAACTGTTAAAAAGGCAGAACAAGCCAACGTTCCTCTCCCTAAAACTGCAGAAGAGTTAGAAGAGTTCAAAGCACAGTATCCCGATGTTTATGGGGTTGTTGAAACAGTAGCTGCAATGCAAGCATCTGAACGCACCACACAAATTCAGGAAGAACTCGAAGAACTTCGTAACCGTGAAAAAGAACTAAAGGCTCAATCGGCATACAGCGAACTAAAGAACTCACATCCAGACTTCGATCAACTTCGAAAGGATGAAAAGTTCTTGGCGTGGCTTGAAGAACAACCTGATAACATTTCAGATGGTATTACTAAAAATAATACTGATGTTAAATGGGCCTCGCGGGTAATTGACCTGTACAAAGTAGATGCAGGGATTACTACTAAAAAGAAACGATCAAACTCTAATTCTGATGCAGCAACTTCTGTATCTTCATCTCGAACAAAAGACATTAGTTCTGAATCAGATGGTAACAAACGAGTTTGGAAGGTTTCTGAAATCGGCAAGATGAAACCGTGGCAATTCGAAAAGTTTGAAACAGAATTAGAAGAGGCACGGGCAGAGGGCCGAATCGATTACAACTCTTAACCTAACCTCTAAGGAAGGATAAACCAATGGCTTTTGATAGCGCATCAGGTTATAATAACCTGCCTTCCGGTAACTTTACACCGGAAATCTTTAGTCAAAAGGTTCTCAAATTCTTCCGTCGCGCTTCGGTTGCGGAAGATATTACCAATACTGATTACGCTGGCGAAATTGAGAACTTTGGCGACACGGTTCGCATTATTAAAGAACCGACAATCACCGTTTCTAGCTACTCCCGTGGCTCGGTGGTAAACCCACAAGACCTTGCCGACGACCAAACCACTATGGTTGTCGATCAAGCAAACGCATTTGCGTTCAAGATTGACGACATCGAAGAGCCTCTTCCT